GCATATATCTTATTAGCAGACTTTACTGCAACATCAGGAGTTCGGAACCGCCAATGAGCACAAATGTCGTCTGTATAAGGCCGTACCAATAGAACTCCTTGTTCTCCCCGACCAATACGATAAAGTTGGTGAGTTTCTGGATCTGTAAAGTCAAGTGACTTGTAGTCGAGTTCATAGCAAAACTCAAGCATAGTGGTGTGCTAGTTCAGGACTAGCATACCATAGTCATCACTCGCTGTCAACAGTGCGACCTGGGGGCACCAGACTAGTGTGAGGAATAGCACCAGTTGGGTTGATCACATATGCTTCAATGAAATAGTCTTGATCATCCAACTGTGTTGATAGTGGGAACCACTCAATTGCTTTATCAATCGCAGCAGATTGCGTATCAAACTCATAGAATGTATAATCTTGTCTGAAGATCTCTTGAATTTCATCTTCATCAATGATTTCATCATAGTATGCCATGACTTCTTGCTGTTTGGTGGAGTCAAGAAAACACCATCTAGTGTTATCAATCACTAGCATGAACTTATTATTTGTTTTAGCGTAGAATGAGACCATCTCATAAGTACGCATTGCATTCATTGATACTAACATCAGATCTCTCCGTTTTCAATTCTAGTGAGTAGTGCCGACAAATACTCATCGGGATCTCTACCAGCTAGTTTAAGTTGTCTCCTATCTTCTTCTCTCTCAAGTGATCCAGCACCTAATTCAGTGTCACTTCTAAATGGTCTGAGATATCTAGCCCCAGGCACTGTATGAGTTGCATCATCAATGATTGCATTCATTGACATGTATACTGCCATCTTCTTAGAGAATGAATTGACAGCATTAGATGTTAACATCCAGAAATGTGATTCAGAGAACAAATACTCTGTCTCTGTACCTTGATCACCAAATGCATCCTTGACTAGTGGCAACACATCAATAGACTTTCTATTCTCATACTCTACTGGTGTGATTGGAAACTTCACATCATATGGACTAGATGCTGCTGTGTTCTGTGTGAATAGTTCTCTTAGATATGTTCTATACTTCTTCCACAATTCTTTCAGTTCAGGTGTGATTGGTGCATCCTCTACCTGTGTCCAGTCTGACTCAGTGAGTAGAAACTTTCTTACTAGTTTCAACTTATCCCAAGACAGTTTGCCCTGCTCCTTGAATTTAAGCAGCAATTGTCTCTCATATTCTGCTTCACCAACCTCTTTATAGTTGACAAACTTCTCAACTATACTATCATACAAATCTGTGACGATAGATTCATCAAGAGCACTAGGATCGAACTCATATGATGACCATCCTGATTCTTTTGTTTTAAAATTTCTACTATATTTGTATCTCTGAATGAGATGATAACCATCATCTCTGTATACAAACAACTCAAGTTTATCCTTTGGACTATCCCACATAGGAACGAGTATTGGAGAAATCTCTGTTTCCCAATAATCATCGTTAATTAGTTTTGTTGAACCCTTGTATGTGATAGTTCTATCAAAGGCGTTCATTGATAAAAGAACAGTCATCTCAGAAATCCTGGTATGCTTAGTATTTAGTATGCCTTGATCAAATACTTAGATCTAAAGTATCTGGTGATCAAAGGAATTGTAGTTTGCACTCTCGCTTCAGATGTGACAGAAATAGGAGTGGAACTAGACAATCTAAATGTGCCATCAGTGAATCTAAGATTAGAATCGCCAGCAGAAACTACTCTACGAACTTCATTGATACCATCACCTGTACCACATGTTCCTTCATTGCCTGGCAATGTAGCATCTGATGTTGGTACAAACACCTGTTGTGTAACTTGATCATATGATACACCAACAGCAGCGATTCCCCAGTTGTCATTAGTTGAACCACCTGGGACATCATCGTTATCACCTGAAGATGATGGTCTAGTCTGACGAATGGTGAGGTAAACATCATTAGCTCTGACATCAGCATCAGGATCAATATTGATAGTGTAGATAGCATATCCACTAGCAGATACTGATGGTTGTGCAACTGCTTCTAACAATGTCTCTGTTGGTGTATCTGCACCAAACTTAAAGTATGCTAGCAGTCCTTCTTCTGGTGCATCACCACCATTAGAACCATTACCTTTCTTCACTGTAAAGTATACATTATTTGCATTAGCTAGTGCTAGTGGTCCAATCTGTAGGAATCTATCACCAGCACCACTGAATTCAATAAATCTATTCGCTTTACTGTTGGTTAGAGTTGTTGCTAGTCCTAAGTTAGTTCCAGTATCATTTCTAACTTCAACACCATCACTAGATGAATGCCAAATACCACCAGCATTAAAGTTTGCATCAGGTAAGGCATAGTTATCTGGATATGCTGGGACCTCATAGTATCTACCTTGAGGATCAGTAACATCTAAGATAACCTCATCTCCCTCGTCAGTTTCATATGCTTCAACTGCAATTCTACCACCAAGTCCTTGCTCTCCACCACCAGAACCACCGTTACCACCAGTTCCTAGTGATGCAGACATAGCAGTGTTGATTGGACTACCATCCTGCGATTCATAAGAGAATTGCAGTGCGTATCCAGATCCACCGCCACCACCAGCATTGTTTTGAATGTCAACTTCATAATAAACAGTGTAGTTTACATATCCATTACCACCAGAACCACTAGATTCTGATGCACCAGATAGTCCGTTGTATGCAGATCTACCAGCGCGTCCACCAGATCCAGATCCAGTGTTGACGTGACCAGCACCTGCAACACCACCTGAACCACCGTTACCACCACCCTGAGGACCAGCACCAGCGCCACCGCCGCCGCCTCCACCAGAGGTACAACCAGCGATACCACCACCAGAACCATTACTAAAACCAATAGTTCCACTGTGTGTTCCTTGAGATGGACCTAGACCAGATCCACCAGTCCAGCATGGGTCAGTAGTAGAACCACCATTGTTTCCACCACCGTTACCGCCGCCACCACCGCCGCCTCCAGCGCCGACAATGACAGTACCACCAGCAGAAACAGAAGTAGCACCACCGCCACCTCCACCAGATCCACCGTTACCCCATGCACCACGACCACCTTGTCCACCAGTTGCAGCACCGCCACCACCTGATGTATAAGATTCTGTCTGTGATCCACTGTAAATGTTCTGACCTTGATTACCCTTCTGTCCAATAATATGACTGAATGTTGCACTGCCATTAAAATCACCAACAATTCTTCTACCGTTGGATCCAGATCCACCAGTAGTGCCACATCCTGCCTGACCATTCGGCGGTCCATTACCACCAGCACCACCAGATGCGTCGATTCTAACTTTAGTTACAGTACCACCTGTAGGTAAGACACTATTAGGATTGAAAGAACCATTGCTACTATAACTTTGTGTTTGGTTACCCGTAGTTTGTGTGCTCTCACTACCACCATTTCCACCTTTTCCGTTTTGTCCCTCTTGGAGACCACCTTGTCCTGGGGACTGTCCTGATCCACTAGTACCAGCATTTGCACCAAACTGTTGGAATGTAAATCTAGGGTCATTCACCAGTGCAGTTGGAATCGAAACTGTTCCAGCAGCACCACCACCAGCACCACCAGATGCAGATGCTCCACCAGCACCACCAGATGCAGTGATGGTATAATTTGTGCCATCAACAGTAAATGTGATAGTTGCGGATCCACCATTATTACCATTACCAAATGATCCACCGCCACCACCACCGCAACCCTCTAGGGTTACATTGTATCCAGTAACTTTGTTAGATCCATTTGGTTGTGCAGGCACTGATAAGCTACCAGCAAGAATTTCTTGGTCGTAAATTTTATTTCCAAGGTCTGGTGTATCTGCCGTGATTTCTTTACCACCAATGACTGTAGTTTCATCTACAACATATACTTTTGGTGTTGGAGTTGTGGTTTGCTCTGTAAAATAACCACCTGCTTCTCTTACAAAACCACCAGCGTAACTTCCAGATGCAGCAGTATCAGGTGTTACTTTGAATGCATTGATACTAAATCCATCTTGGATAATAGTATATGTGCCATCAAAATCACCAGTAGATGTAATAACAACAGCGTCACCAATTCCAAATCCATGATCTGCTTCAGTAACGATAGTATAATCTGTGCCATCACTAGTGATAGTTGAGATTTTTATGGTTGGTGGTTGTGTGACTGCATACTTATAGCATCCATCCCATCCTTCAGTAACTGATACATCAATATCAGGTAGTCTAATCAATGATGGTGACATTGTGATATCACCTAGACCAAGTGCTTGTCTTCTAGTAGTATTAAATGAGAAGTTCAGTAGATCACCAGCTTGATATCCAGCTCCTTTTTCAGAGAAACTTAGGATCTTATATTTTGTAGCATTAGCACCTGAACCATAACCCTGAACCCTAACTCTACAGACAGCAGGAGTGGTTGGATTACCACCAGTTAGAGTTACATCTCCCTCAAAGTAATCACTTACATCTGGTTGACCATCAGTAGCAAGAGTGTCAACTCTAAATGGTGTTACTAGTGAAATAGGTCCTTCACCTTCAGCTTCTCTTCTTGGTGTATTAAATGAGAATCCTAATTCATCATTAACACCATAATTTTGACCAGGATTTACAATTTCAATTAGTTTGAATCTACTATTTCTAGCAGCACCACCAGCAGGTTCAATTTTAATTCTAAAGACAGCACCAGTGCCTGCACCACCAGTCATGTTGAATTCTCCTTCAACTTCATCACCAGCAATACCACCAGTTGTTCCGTTAGATGTTTGAACAACTTTAATTGGGTCAGGAGCTAATTTTGTTGCTGCTAGACCTTCAGTCGTTCCTCTCCTATGAGTATTGAACATGAAATATAGTTCATCACCAGCACTATAACCAATACCTTTGTCTACAACTTCAAGTAGTTTATATCTAACATCCTGATAATTTGATGGGGCTGGTTCAAGTCTGATCTTAAGTCTCATACCAGATCCAGTTCCACCAATCATGTCGAATGTATCTTCAACAAAGTTTGGACCTGCCACTGTTCCTGAAGGATCATACCATAATTGCTTAGCACTACCATCATTCATGAAGTACCAACCAGCATTATTAACGGTGCCGCCATTCTCAACACCATTTTGCATTGACCATGCTGGACCATACCACCCATCAGGACCAGTAAATTCTGGATTAACAACACTTGGACCCTGTGCTTCCTGATAAAAATCAAGTTCTTGAATACCTGCATCTGTGGGATCTTCCCACCAATCACCACTTCCACCACCAGTTTGGTATGCATACTGACCTAGGTCACCAGACCACACCCATCCATTTGATATTCCTTCTGGGTTTGTTGCCCAGTTGTTGTACAATGAAACTTCAGAAACTGCACCAGGGGTGTTAACTGAATACCACATTTGTTCAACACCACCCTCATTCTGATATGCCCATGCATTCAGTGTGGATGGATTATATCCTGCAGGAAGACCATCTCCGTTAGGAACCTGATCAGTATTAAGTTCAAAATTATCTAAATCAATAGCACCAGTTGATGACACACCACCAGTCAACCCTGCAAATCCTTGCAAGAGCATAATCTGAGCGATGCCCATCATGTCATATGCATTAGGATCCGCAGCAGGTGTAGTCTGATACTGCTCACCACCAGCTTGTGTGATAGTTTGCTTCAACTTAATTACAGTATTAGCACCTCTATATGTTGATGGAATGTTGAACTCAGTTTGTTTCCAGAAAGCATATGCAGCATCATAATCAGATGTGCTTGCACCTGGGTCAATTGTGTTTTTATAATATCCAGCACTTGGGAGAACAACCTCACTTGAACCATCAGGCCACTCAATGAATAAACTCTCAGGTTGGTTATTAGTTCTTTCACCACCATTGTTATCATTACCCACAATGGCAAGAATACCAATCTTAGTATAATTTGTCGTATCAAGTGTTACTGTATATTCTCTGGTGCTTTGTAGTGAATTAAATGGTGAAAATCCTGTAGTACCAAACGCAACATATTGATCAGTGCTGAGACCAGGATTAACAAATCCACCAATCTCACCCTGACCGTTGCCCCAGTTCACCAAAGAACTACCACTATAAGATACAGTGAGAGCAGGATCTGTTACATCATAGATTATATCTTGCAGTGCATTGGATTGTTTCTTTTGTCCAATACCTTCAGTATTACCATATGATGCAATTGTACTATTTGATGGTCTACTACCAAGCAAACCATGAGCATGACCTAGTGCTTCACCATCACCAGCAGGACCACCAGGGACAAAGTTTTCAACAGATCCCTTGTAAGAGTTCCAACCAGTAGTATATGTGTCAACACCACCAAAACTAACCTGTGATGTTTCTAGTGGTTCACTACCTAGAACTTGGTGGTTATGCTGTGGAGGTCTAGCAAAGACATAATCCTCCATCGGACCAACAGTGTATGTCTTCTCACCAACAATATATGGTTGAATTTGTGTCTCTACTTCAGAATATCCAGTTGTGAGAACATCACTGATCTCATAGAATTCAATAGGATCTTCTAGTGTGGAGATAGGAATGTACCAAATACCACCTACATCACCAACAGACATAGTTAGTCTATCTTCTACAAGTGGAGTTCCAGATCCTTCTACACCCTCACCAAATCCAATTAGTTTTCTTTCTCTATAGTCTGGTACTCTGAACTTACCCAAGATATATGGGTAATCTGAAATAAGGAATGACTTTCTAATTTTGATCTTTGGATGATTAGTCAAAGATGACATAGTAACATTCAGATCATTACCAGTGACACCAGAATCATCACCAGTAATATCATAGTTTTCTGTGTATGCAGGACTACGATTGAATGCAGGTGTAAAAGCACCACTACCCGCAGTAAAATCTAATTTAGTAATTAGAGTCTGATTATCTGTCATATTAGCAATGACATATAATCTATAAGTATGATTTTCACCAGATGGAGGTTGTGGTCCAGAGTATCCGTTGTTTACCCAATCAGGACTAGAACCTAGTGATGAAATCTCTACGAAGTTCTGCTGTAATGTAGCACCAGATGGCAGAGATTCATTAATATTGAAACCAGTTTTAGTTGCAGGAATATTTTTTACATTCCATAGAACTGCACCATAGTCTCCACCGTCATCATCCTCATCATCAAGACATAAGTCTTCTAAGTAAATTTCATATGTGTCAACAGTGGCACCTGCTGGCAGTCCTTGTAAATTACCCCAATTTAATTGTGGAGTATCATTCTCTGCATTTGGATATTGTGTGAATCCTGTAGGATATCCACCACCTGTCAAAGGGTCATATGTACCAGCATCAACTGCAGGAACTGTGCCATAATATGCTGTTGCAAGGATAGGATTGGGATCCTGAGTTGCAATTAAAGAACTAGAAGAAATAGACCATGTTACCGTACCACCAGGAGTTCCACCAGTATTTTGCTGTGGATCATAACCGATAAGCATTCGGTAGACATATGTATCAGTCCTATTTGAATCTCTAAGACTTTGATATGCAGCACCATATATCAAAGTATATGGTTTATCCTCTTCTACCTGACCACCTGCTGTAGGAAAGTCATTTAGATCATCAAATGTAAGTGTAGCACCATTTGGAACAACTCTATCATAACCAGTTGTACCATCTGGATTTGTTATTGTTCTGCCATAAAGTTCAGCATAAACATTACCACCGTCTACAATAAATCTATGGACGGTTCCAGGTTGTCCTGCTGCCTCAAATACTAAAGAGTTTGCCTCGAATAACTCATCAGATTGTAGATAGTCGTTGCCAATAATTTCATACAATAGAGGATATCTACTGATGTCATACTGATCACCATCGCAATACAAATATCCCTTATAAGAGTATTCTGGATCGTATGTTGTTTGTGAATTTGTACTATCTGAATTAGTATCAGTTAATACTGGCACAATAGCGCCAATACTCACATACGAACCACTCTTATCAGAGTAGAAATTTGGAAGTGTAGATCTGTAATTAACAACCATCAGATTTTGATCAGGTATTCCGTGACAATGTATGGCTGAATATATTTATCCGCCTTAGCATCAGTGTTTCTGTCAATTGTTATCTGAGAAACAAGACCACTATCTGCTCTAGCAGTAGCAGCTCTAGTCTTCATCTCAAATGTATGTGGTGTGTCAGAATCAAATGCTAATCTGTGTCTGTGAATACATTCGTTGCCAACCTCACCACTCTGAATTGTGATGTTAGACACAGCAGCAGGACCATTTGTATATTTCTCGTCAAATGGACTGAATGGTAGGTTGGGATCAGTCCAGTTTGTTAGTTGAACATCAGCTTTAGTCTTGTTACCACCATCACTTACAGTTTTTCCGTTAGGACAACCAATACCAAGGAAAGCAGTACATGTGCAGGTAATTGTATATGTTCCACAATACTCAACCGTACCAAATGTTTCACATACATCATTTGGTGGGTTGGATGTGTTACAACTACCGTTGCTCAATCTAACATTAAACTCTTGTGATAAATCACTTGAATATTGTGGACAAATAGAATCATCTGGCCACAAGCAATAACCCTGAGTAGTAAATCCAGTACACTGGTTCCAACATAGACCATAGATTGTACTGTATCCACCAGGACCATCAGGCACATCTCCAGGACCATCTGACGATGCAGCAACAACAGAAGTAATCTGCCAATAACATGCATCTTGTCTGGTATTATACCACCAGTTACAAACTTCTAGAGAACTCTTTGTTCTAACATAGTTTCTCTGCCTACTAGAAAAGTGATTAGAGTTTCTATCAAACTGTCTTACACGAGTTGTTGTAGTTCTATGTAAGTGTGGTTGGAATGCATTCTGTGGAACTTCAGATGAAAATGTATAAGAACCACTATCAACAGTGAACGATGGTTCTCCTCTAAGTGTCACAGTTTGAGGTGGAATGTAGAAGTCACCTGTATATGTGAGTTCATATGGACTGTCGATGTTTTGAATAACAGCAAGACCCACACCAGCTTTAGGAATAGTATCACCAGCATCATTGACTACAAATAGATCATTGTACAAACCAATGTTTGCTGAAGTTGTTGCTCTGATATGTTTGTTTCTTAGATCAGGAAGTTGAAACTGATTATCATCTAGATTCTGATCTGGTTTCTTAAATCTACACTCACCACCAGTGCCAAGAACACCTGCTAGAATAGGATACTCGGTAGCAAACAAGACACTACCATCACATCTCAAATAACCAGCAGGCAATAGTTCTCTATTACTGGAAGATGTAGGATCAGTTGATGTTAGTTGTTTTGGGAACGATATAATAGTTCCACTTAAGGCACCTAGTCTTGCCCTCTCTCGGTTGTAAAATGCAGGCATGTTAGAACGCTCTGATAATGTACATCATTGTGAGTGATGGTGTGTTAGGGTTCATAGTAATATTTAACGCAGTATCAACAGATAATGGAATAGTTGTTCCAGTTGAAACATTGTTCACCAACACATTTGTAGGAATAGATAGACTTCCTCTTGACATCGTAACTTCCATTGCATCATGAGTGTGTGATCTAAGACCACTGTCCAACCACCTATCAAATGCATGGTTTAGTGTTGTAGCATATGTATTATTTACTGCTAAGTTAATTGGTTGTTTATCACCAGCAGCAACATCGTAAATAGGATCACTGACATAACTACTAGGCATCTGAGGTCCTCTGTGATAGTATGGAATGTCTGGTGATGGATAGAAATTTCTCTTACCATTGTATCTACCAGCAGGAGGGAATGTACCTATTAAAGCATCTGCCTGTACATTTACAACTGCACTATAATCATCTTGATATCCAGTCTCAATTTTACTATTTGATGGAATGTTTCTAGATCCACTGTTAGGTGGTAAAGGCACCTTGACATTAGCAAGACCGATTTGTACAGCACTATCTAAAAGTGGTGCTGAAATTCCACCATCATCGGGATCATACCATGTAATATCTCTTTCACCACTACCCTGAGTAAATGCGTGAGCAAAACTATCTGAACCTCTGTTACCAATTAGGTCAACACTAGATACTGGGTTTGCTGGTTTAGCAGTTGGAGGATCCCATTCCTGAACTGGTTGACCAGTTGCAATCACAGCACTAAATGGTGTATCATCATCAAGTGGTCTATGTGTATGTTGTGCAATATGATCAACACCTAGTTTTCTAGGTAAAACATATACTGTATCAAAATAGATCGGATCATCCATCGTAATACCAGTAATTCTACCAGCAAGGTTATCTGATTGCTCAACATCAAATGTGATATCAACAGATGCCTCTACTAGTGTTTCTGGCAGATCACCCTCAATACCATTTTTACTAATAAGACTTCCCAACTCTAGTAATGCATCAGTTGGCATTCTTGATGCCTCAATGTCAACCAAAGCAAGTTGATTTAAGTTTGGCAATGCAAATTGATCAACATGTTTAGCTGGGTCATGGTGCAACACACCCTGTGGTGGGTTGTATGGAAAATCATTAACAATACCGAAGTTAACACCGATAATCGATGTAGTGTCAGTTGCTTCAGGAAATGGACCATAGGTGTTACCTATGATCTTTGCTAGCAGTGGATAATCTGCAGCATTCAACAACTGTGCTTGTAAATCACAAACAATCCAACCTTGAGGAACATTATCAGCACGCTCCCCCACTCTAGATCCACCTCCCCATGGCATGATTGTGCCAATGGGGGCGATCTTAGTTGATTTTAGTCTACCGTAGTTTGCTGCCATTTATCAGATCTCCTTGAGCCACCATCCAGTTACAGAGGAAGAAACAATTGTTCCTTGAGAATCCGATGCACCTAGGTAGATCAAGGTGAACGCTGCATTTGGAGTCTGTACGACCAGTTCACCAGATGCGTATGGTGTGGATCCGCCCAGTCCAATTGTTGTTCCTTGAGCATCACCCTGAACTCTTACACTAGTTCCGAGTGCTCTGATAATCAGAGATGTGTTGTAGGTTAGGTTACCACCCACTTCAATAAATTCGATTCTATCACCAGTTTGTGCATTTTCAGGTAAGAATAGAACCAGATCGTCGTCAGCAGATACATTGACAAAGTATGTAAGGTTGACATCTAGATTCAATTCAGCAGCATCAGATCCACTGGAAACATAACGAGCATGTCTACCACCAGATGTGGTATAGAAGTTGTTATATCCAAATGCATCAATCGAATTGTCTTGGTTAATTACAAACTTGTCAGCACCATTGACACCTAGGTTCTCAACAGTTAACTTAGGAGTCTTAGGTGGAGATTCTGCTGCAGAACCTACAACTGTCCAGCTGTTGCCAACTAAACCGTCACCAAATACATCGACTTTAAACGATGGGAGACACGAGTCTGCATTTGTGACGACATTTTCTGGACAAGATGTTGGATAGAGAGTAATATTACCTCTACCAACAACACCTGCATCGAAGAAAATAGATCCAGAGTGATCTGCGTGACCGTCGTCATTCTCAACAACCAAGATGTTAGACTTCTGTACAGAGTCCTTAATCTGAATGTTACCACCATTCATGGTGAAGTCCTTGTTCAGAACTAGATCACCATTTCTATGAGTGATGTTACCATTCTGGAGTGTCTCATCCATGACGCTGGTATGGACCTTACCAAGCAGTCCACCATTGACTAGATAGAGATTATCATTGGTTCCATCAGTAATTCTAATCCACTGAGTGTAATCAAGTTTTGTCTGTACAATATGACCACGGTTGATGATCATAGAAACATATGGTGTAGCAACACCAGCGATTTCACGAGATCTCTCCTGAATATCAATCATCTGAGAAGACTCAGGATGCTTGAGAATTCTAACTACAGTTGTTGTAGTTGCAGGATAATCAGTTAGAGCTTGTGCTGTAGTTCCTTCTTGTGCTGGTAGAGCACGAATTACCTTTCCAGGTACATCAACAGCAGCGATCTTCATGATCTCCCACTGTACATCATCAGAACCAGAAGGTACACCCTTATCAGCAACTTGACTTGTCTTACCAACGATGATTAGATCGTCGATTGTAAATCTACCAGATCCAGTTCCAAGATCAGCAACAGTTAGGTATACAGAACCTGCTACAGATCCAGTTGCAGCTTGTGCAGTTAGAGTAGTGGTTGGACCACCAGCGTTGATGGTAGCAGGATCAACCCAATAAGAGAAGATATTATAATCATCCTCAGATCCAGAGTATGCTGCTACAGTATCATCAGGATCCTGAGAAGATGGAGTGAGTCTGCTAATATCAATTCGTCTGAACTGATTACCAACCTCAAGAGAAGCACTACAGGTGTCAAAGTACAGAGTATTCTGATCACTACCGTTAGTGAGAATAAACTCCTCGTTTCTTACTGCCTTGAATACTACACTATTAATAGTTGCAGTTAGAATCAATGGTTTCGTTAGTTTAACGAAATCAGTACCAATCTCAGTAATTCTGGTGTTGCCCTGCATTTCAGCAGCGATTCCACCAACATTGAAGGAGATTACATCACCGATCGATACCTTAGCAATGTCAGCAGCACTAATATTAGTGATCATGAATGTTGCTGTAGTACCAGTCACAGGTGTGATAGTACCAGTGAATGTACCTTTCTGAGTAGTTCCACAACCACCCTTGAGATTAAATCCACCTTCAAGTGTGACATCACCGCCAATGTAAGTATCACCAGTTACAGTGTCTACCTCAAATACCGTAGTTTCTGTAGGATCACCACAGTCAGTAATTGTAAACTTCTGAACTAGTTGATCAAGAGATGTCTCAACCTTGATAACTTCACCCTGATCAAAGATGCCATCGCTATTTGTATCTTCACGATCAACAATTACATAGTCACCTTCATTCAGAGCACCACCAAATTCTGCAAGATATACATTGTCCTTAGGACCAGTGTTATCTAGATATTGCTCAGTCCAAGTAGAATCAAACTGAACATTAACTTTATAGATTGCAGTTGTATCAGGATGGTTTTCTAACTGTCCAGTGAATGTACCAAATGGCTTACGCTTTACCTTAATATAGTAAGGAGCAGCGTTGATTCTGGTTAGTTCAACAATCTGTACAAATTCAGGATATCCAGTAGATCCTACAACAGCACTGTCAATAAGCAGATAGTTGTTTTCCTGATAGTATGGTACGCCATTAACTTCTGGTAAGTTCTTCAGTGGTAGATAGAACTCATCACCAGATAGAGCAGGTAGGAACTGAGGTTCAACTACTGGTGTGCCACCAATACTAGTAACTTCTTGCTGATATGCAGATCCACCCCAATCACCAGAACCAGCAGTATCAATCTGGTTGTATCCGTCATCTGTTACCGCTAGGCGATTTACATTGAGGATATCAATGTTCTTGTTAAACTGAGATTGTCCAAGAACTCCAGTCTGGTGCTCAACAATTGTAGATCCAGATTGTCCTCTCAAACCTTCAAATGCGAAGGATGCAAGTCCACCACAAATCTTGACATCGCCGTTAAACTCAGCAGATGCAATAACCTCTAGTTGGTTATTGATAGTGGTCTTACCACCCTGACCTGCAATGTTAACTTCAGATGCATTTAGACCGAAGTTAATAGTAGATGCAGAACCAGAGTCAGAGAAGAAGCTAACTGTACCAGCAGTGGTAGATAGTCTGACAGTCTCAGTAATACCGCGTCTGGTTCCTAACTGGAAGTCACCATTGACCTTGAAGGACTTGGTTTTAACTTCAGTGTAGGATAGAGACTCGTTATTGTTGTATGCACCACCAATCTCAACCTTGGAGATATTAGTTGCAGGAGTGTCAGGTGTAGTACCAATGAAGATGTTGCTGTGTAGAGACTTCGTACCGAAGCTCATAAACTGATCAGCAGTTGTTTCGTTAGCAACTTCTACATTCTGTACCCAACCAGCAACCTTGAGACCATTAACTCCACCAACGCTTTGTTGTACAGCACCAGTGAATCCACTGTTCATCAAGAAGTTGAACTGTCCAGAAGTAATATCTGTTCTGATTTCAGCAGTGTTAGAACCACCGCCACCATGAACTTCAATGTCTTCTTGGAATCTAGCATCACCAGTGAATCTGGACTCACCATCAACAACTAGTGCTCTATCAAGTTCAGCTCTGGTTACATTGATACCAACACGACCGTTATTGGTTGTTGCAACACGAAGTGTTGCTTCACTTTCAGGTGCATTCCAGATGCCACCAACCAACAATGCCTCATCAACAGGAGTCTTGGTGCGAGCTGCATATGCAGAATGTGCTCCAAAGTCATCAGTAATGAAACCACTGATCCAAGCATTACCCATAACATCTAGGTTTGCCTGTGGTTCAGTATTAGCATCTACCCAGTTATCAATGTAAGAATCGCGATCTGCTCTTACAACAGTGTTGACACCTAACTTATACTCACCGATAGAGTCAGTCTTAGTTCTTAGTGCTTCAGCACCAAGTACACCCCACTCTTTCCAGTTGGAGTTAGAGAACTCAATTCTAATATTTGCATTTGCTGCAACTTCAGAGGACCAGAGTCGTGGGTTGTCACCCTGTACACTGTTCTTGACATTGTTAATAGCAAATTGACATGTATTAGAACTACCGCTAAATCCATTAGCGATGACCTGCCAAGTTCCATCTAGTTGACTATCAGATGCACCAGCAATTCTGATTTCAGAACCAGTTGTGATACCAAGTAGATCGTTAGTTAGAGATCCGTCCCACTCAATTGTAACCACATTGGTGTTATTGAATGTCAATGAATATACATTCAGGTTACCAATGATGGTAAAGAAGTTTGCATAGATCCAACCAAGAGATCCTGTAGATCCAACAAATCCACCCTTGAGTAGCATGTCTCCTGTGAGTGGAGCACCAGCATTACCATATTGTACGATCTGGGAAGCATTAAATGTGCCAGCCTGATCAGGTGTGATGTTAGATGGAGTTGTGCCAACAATATGAGTTTGAATCTTATATGGTTGTCCATCCCTGCGACTATTGAACTGGAAAATTGCCGAGGAAATTTTATTGCGACTAATGACAATATCACCTTCGGTTTCCTGATTTCTAAGGAATGCAGATCTATCGAGAGATCCATCATCAATAGCAGGATCAACGAACGAGGAGATTCTGAGAGCAGACTCTCTTACACTACCAAGAACATTGATTAGGACAGGAGAGTTGAATGTGCTACGACGATCCTGTGCATCACCACCGTTAACAGTGATGTATTCGTTGAATGTTACAGGAGTGTCAAATGTCGTAACTAGGTTGCCGAGATCCTCATCATCATCAGCGGAGTCAACCAACTGTGCAGATTCTAGGAACTCTTCTTCACCAGTGATAGCATCAATCTTACGGTTACCAATGTATAGGTCACCATTAGAGTTCAGACCAGTGTAGAATACTAGACCACCATCTTGCTTCTTAGATTGTGCAAAGAAGTCTTGAGTTGGTGTGAGTACAACTTCCTGACGAGCAGGTAGACCAGTTGAATAGTTACCAGGACCGAAACCTAGGTATTCAAAGGTGTGGTTACCAGCACGAGCGATAGATGGACGACGAAGTTCAACATAGTAACGCTGATCACTCATGACTGTGCTGTCACCAGCAATAGGAATCTTACGATCCTCAGATCCAGATGCAGCATTACCTGCTTGTGCAATCAGTCTGTTGTCAACACTAGAGCTGACTTGAGTATAAGAATTACCCTCAAGTGCAGGTGTTGCTAGGAGGTCAATCATTGCCTCCTTAGTCATCGATCCCTTAAAGTCGTTAACTCTTACAAGACCGTGTACATAGTTGTCTGCAGCAGAGTATGTTGCAGGAGGATCAACCAATGTAGCATCCAGTTTCTGATACCAGAGAGGATCGTTCTTGTAGTTGAGTGGATATAGTTTGCTGATAGGCTGAGAGAACTTGAAGTTCCTGAAGTTGCCTAGGTTACCAGCACCCTGTGGGAATGGTGAGATATTACCACGAACAGCAGTTAGATAGTAGATACCATCTTGCTGACCGAAGATACGGCGTTGTACCTCTTCAACATCAAAGATGTAGAATGTGTCATCAATAACACCAACATCAGTTACAGAGTCGATGTAGTATTGAATACCAGCATCGTCTTCGATGATATCACCAGGAGTTACAGTGTAAACTGGTGCTCCGTTCTGTCTGTAGTAATACTCAGGATAGTTCTTACGGATCAGTTCCTTAATAACAAGAGACTTACCAAAGTCAGCGTCTGCAAGTAGATCGGAGAATGCAGCACCTTGACCAATTCTAATGTTCTCAATGTCATCGAATGTGATAGCACCTACAACACCCTTAAGGATCATGTACCAATCAGATGTGCCAGGCACATTTGTGATAGCATGTAGATAACCATAACCAGAGGAGTTACCGAACCACTCAACACGGTTTACTGCATCAGAAGACTGAGTTCTATCTGCAACAAAGTTGCCACCCTGAGGTGCAGTAACTTTAATTGTAGTGAATGTCTCATTGATTAGACCAGTGTTAGTGATCTCAGGGTTGATGACAGTCAGTTCTAAGTAGTCATTACCAGATGCTTGCTCAGTAAAGTATCTACCAGACTGAATAGTCATGGCAACATAGTTCTGAGTCTCAATCTTCTTAGCGTACTGTACAGTACCAATCAGATCCTTTCTGAATGGATCATACTCAACTGCTGGATCTAGATTTAGATTGTTGAATTCAGATTGAGTAACACCAATAACTTCATTCTGCTGAACTGGGTTAAAGAATCTCGCCTTGGTTACATTACCAGATACAGGCTTCAGTACCAGTTTCTGTGGTACGAGTTTTCTTGTTTCGTCAGTTCTAGTCTTGATTGTGAAACCATTGATAGGATCACGAGCAGACTGCAGATAAGATGGAATGACATAACGCAAGCGATAGATTCTATCTGTTGCCTCACGCTCATCCTTAATACGCTCGAAGAAGGAGTCGTTAGTCTTATCAATACCATCAGCATATTCTCTGATACGACCGATGATCTGATCAGTGCCTAGATCGTTCTCAACTTGTAGATACCACTTACCATAGATTACTGGAGCAGTTCCAGGGTTGGTGTAAGCGGGATCAAACTTCATAGGCGACTCACGCTTGTTAGCGAAGACGCTGAAGTCATAGGTTCCAGGTTGGAATGTGATTTCATTTACACCACCCTCAGCATCTGCCTTAGTCTTATAGATGGTGAATACCTTTGCGTTAATATAACGAGCAAAGAAGTATACATTGTCACGGAGTCTACCATTGCTATCAGCAACAGTAGGATCAGATGCATATGCAGAACCTACTAGTGGCAGGTCACCACCTTCATTTGGTTTGAAGAATACTGTGTGACCAGTGATGTTAGGGAATGGTACATCAAAGATGTGTGGTACATCTGTTCTAATATTAGTGTTGCTGACTCCATCCAGTTCACACTTATACTGATGCAGATCATATCTATCATCAAGAACAAAGTTGTAGATGTCAATCTCAACATCAGGATTGATATCCTCAACCTCAGCAGAGTGAATGTAGATACCAGCAGCAGCATTCTCTTTGCTGCTTGCGAGCATGATCTTAGTTTGATCTGAACCATCAAACGCACCGATATTAGAGTAATCTTCTGGTCTAGTCTTTCTGCCAGGAGCAATTACATAGTATAGTTCGTTAGTTTCAAAACCATTTGGTAGTCTGACAAGACGCTTGTCAACATCGACATACTGATTAGTTACAGTATCATATCGTGGACGAGGTACAAGTCTTACAGGAGTACCAGTCTCTAGGTTATGTGGATTAGATCCATTGTTATCCAGAGTCCATACAGTTGCTCTAGCAGCAAGTTCTGTAGTTAACTGTGATGGTTCAGTACGAGCAACAGATGCTAGTCCAGTCTGAATAATGGTAGAGATGTTTGCAAAATACTGACGAATAGTAGCTGCTTGATCAACACACTCAGGATATGTGGTATGCTGAGTAATTGTCTCGTCAGTTGTAGGTGTAGTGCTACTGTATACACCAGCATCTAGTGTGAAATACAGATAAGCATTAGTGCTAGTGCTGTTTGCATTGATAGAAGGACCGAATTCTAGACCCAGAGGAACTGGATTTCTAGCAACACTGTCAATATATCCAGGGTTCTCAATAGTATCAGTGACTAGTTTGAACAGCGTAGTGATACCAGATGCAATGTCCTGACAAGAACCGTTAGAGATAGTTCTAGGTACACTGCTTAGAGAAGTAGGAGTTGCAACAGCATCTTCTACAATCTTGAATAGAGTGTTGATAGTAACTCTGGTGTCTTCACATGATCCAACAGATGCAGTCTTCGCAAGATCATATAGTGTGATGTTACCTGCGATAGTATCAGTTACAATCTGAGTCAGTGTGGTGATGGAAGATCTTACATCTTCACAAGAACCAGCAGAAACAGTTCTAGTTACACCAGCAAGAGATGCTGGAGTTGTTACTGCATTGATAGGAATATCAGCAAGTGTAGTGATAGCAGATCTTACATCATCACATGGTCCCTGAGAGAATGTTCTAGGGATGGCATAGAGTGAAGATGGAGTGGTAATTGTATTAGTAAGTAGAAGAACTAGCGATGTGATAGATGCTTCTGCTTGCTGACATGTTGGACTTGCCTGATCAACAGTGATAGTTAGATCCTTAGTCTGAGTTAAAGATGTGTGACCACCAACGGTTACATCTTCATTTCTCATGACCTCAATCATGATGTCACGAGCTTCGTTGAATGCCTGAATAGTCTGAGCTTCTTCGCCTGCTACATGAGCACCAGTTGCATATAGATTTGCAGCGTCCCAAGTGCGATCATTAC